TGATTCTGCCGTAGGCGAGCTGGGCTTCGTGTCGCTGTTCTTGTCCGGTGGTTCCGGGGTTGTCGCCGACGAGGAACTTGGCGCGTCCGGGTTGGTCGGTGGGGGTTGTGCCATAGCGCTGCGCTGCCTTCGCGACTGCCTGAGATGTTGCCTCGCCGCTGTCGCCCATGTCGACGGCGTAGATCGTGGCACCCTCTTGTGTGGGAACGATGGTGTGGAATGCAACACCGTCTTCCAGCAGATCCTGATGGATCTTCTCCACCGAGCCGGTGGCGTGGAAGCTGTAGAGGTGCTGGTTGCCCTCGCCCTCTTGGAACACCAAGGCGTCCTTCTGGTTCGCCAGATGCGCCTTCATCGCGGTGGCGACCTCGATCTGCTCCCAGCTCGCGCCATCCATCTCGGTCATCACGCTGTTCTCGGCGCCGTCCGACCACGCGCCGATCGCCGGGTGGCTGGTGCTGGTCAGCCCGAGCTTCTGGTCGATCTCGCGCGACGCGGTCTCCAGCAGGCGCTGGCGCTCTGAATGCAATCCCGCCGAGGCCTGGGAGAGGTCAAGGTGCTCGGCGACCGACGGCGAGTAGAACTCCACCGCATGGTGCGCCGGCGGCGGTGTAGCTGCGACTGTAGATACCGAACGGATCGGCGTAGGCGTAAATGTGGGCGTAGATGTGGGTGTAAATGTGGGCGTAGATACAGCACGGGCCGCCTCGGTGGCGGTGTGCCGCTCTGGCGCGGCAGCGGGCGCAGCATGCGCGGGCGCCTCGGCTTTCGGCTTGGCGCCACCCCCACCCGGGCCGAACTCGCCGGCGTTCTCCGGCTGACCGCGCGGGTGTTTCGACGGGTCCCACTCGGCGTCCTGCGCGTGCTGGGCGCCAAGCCTCTCCCACACCACCTGGGCCGATGGCGCAGCACTGCCGCCCGCCTCAAATTCGCCGCCACGGTCGCTGAGCGAGTAGTTGCCGGCGTCGAACACCGCGACCTTGCCGCGCCAGACCTCTAGGATCTCGTCCTTGCCGACCGCGCGATTGACGCCGATCTCGCTCTCGCCGGTGCCCTTTACCCGGGTCTCGTGCTCTGGGTCGACGCGCTTGGCGACCATGACGTAGCAGGGCTTTTCGAAGGTCGGCTTGTGCTCCGGTGGCGCAAAGCTGTTGGCGTAGCTCTCCGCCTGATCAGGCTGGGACGACCAGTAGGTCAGGCCTTCCTGGCCGGCCATGTTATAGTCCGACACCGATTTGATCTGGCCGGTCTTCTGGAAGCTGGCGAACTCGTCGGCATCCATGCCGCGATACATATGCTCGGGGTTGGCCTCGATCGGCAGCTCGCTCGGCAGATCGCCCTTCACCGTGGCGATCTTGCGCGCGATCAGCGGCTCGTCCGGGTTCAGCGTCTCGACCTCGGCCAGCGCCGGATCGTATTGCGCGGTGTGCCGGCCCTCGTTGATGGTGACGATGCCCTTGGTCGGCTTGGCGGTGACGATCACCTCGTAGCGGTCACCGGATTCGAAGCCGCTCTTCTTCGCCTTGGTCGCGGTCATCTGGTAGCCGCCGCGATCGCTCAGGTTCTTCAGCTCGCGCGGCAGCTTGCCGTCGGGCAGGCCGGTCACACCATGGCCAGCGGTGGTCTTGGCGGCGCCACCGCCGCCTGGGCCGAACTCACCGGCATTCTCGGGTTGGCCACGTGGGTGCTCGGACGGGTCGAACGCGTCCATGGTGAAATCGATCGCGCCGTCCTGGCCCATCTTGATATGCGCCCGGTCGTTGCGACCCATATGCACGTGGATTTGCGCGTTCGGGTCGCTCGGGATGACCCTGATATGGCCGCGCCCCGGCACGTCGCCGCTGAGATCCTCGTCCTCGTCGCGCCCGCCCTTGTTGGGGTTGGGCGGCTTTGGCGATCCCGCCGGGCCGAGCTTGCCGGCACCGCTGGAAACCGGCCCAGCGCTGCCACCAGCCGGCGCGCTGGTGCCCATGCCGTGCGGGGCCGGGCTACCACCACCACCGGGCGCGCCATGCCCGCCACCGCCGCCTGGAGGCGGCACGCCGACCCCCTCGCCGCCCAGCGGGTCAGGCTCCTGATTCGGTGGCGGCGGCGCCGGGGTGTCGAGGTCGAGGCCCTGATACGGGCTGTCAGCCTCGGCGGACAGCCGCTGGCGGATCTCGTCGGGGCTGAGCACGCCGGCGTTGATATAGACCGCGTCGATGTCGGCCTGGGTTTTCTCGGCGGTGCTCTCCTCTTCCTCCGACAGCTCGCGCAGCGGCTCCCAGGCGTGGGTGATCGACGGATCGATCTCGCCGAACAGGTGAAGCTGCATCACCTTGAGGATGGTGGTCAGGTTGGCGTCGTAGAACGACCCCTGGGCCGCGTGGATGAACTGTGCCCAGACCTGCAGCTCGCCCTCGCTGGTGGCGTTCAGCCCGCTGGGAGAAATCCCCAGCAGAACCACCAGGGGGATACCCACTGCGGACGCCATGTGCTCCTGGCTCTGCGCTTGGAGATGGTCGAGGCCGCCGAGAGGGGCAGATACATTTTTGAAGTCCTCCGTGGTTTTGTCGAGGATCATCAGGTTGTTGTTGTCGCGCAGATAGTTGAACAGCGCGGCGCGCATCTTCAGCGAAGCTGCGCCGCCGGCGTTCATCACCGACCCCATGTTGGTCATCATCACCGGGGTGGAGAACGAATGGATCAGGTCGCTGACCGATTGTCTCGTTCGCAACCAGTTGTCGACATAGGGCCGCGCCATCTGCGACAGCGACAGGCCGGCGAACGAATAGGCCGGCTTCAGCATATCCGGCATCTCGCGACCGATGAACGGCAGGATGCGGCTGCGATGGATCTCCTTGCCCATCACCCACCATGTCTGCGGCAGGTAGAAATCCGCCTTCAGCGGGTCATTGGCGTTGAACGCGTGCGGATAGGCCCACATCGGCTCGACCACGCGCAGGCCCTTCAGCCCGCCCCGGATGACCACGCGCGGATCGATCGGCAGCGGCAGCCTGAGCAGATCCTGATCGTCGGTATCGCCGGTATCGATGTAGAGATGCGCGCGACCGAAGAACCCGTCGAGCAACGCAAGCAGGGTGAATTTTTCCTGCAGCTTGTGGAACTTGATCAGTTCCTCAAGTGCCTGGATCTTGTCGGTCTTGTCGTCATTGCCGGTTGCTTGCAGACGAAACCATCTACGAGTCATGTCTTTCGCGATGGTCTCGGAAATGCGGCGATATTCGGTGCGCTGCGACAGCTCCGCCAAATAAGGGAAGCCCGGCCAATACATGCCCTCGGTGATGCGTGAGTAACCCGAGTAGTCCATCGGGTTGTTGAGGCTGTCCAGCGCGAACCCGTCCGGCACCACGCCCGGCAATGGCTTGGCCGGCGCGAACAGCCGGCGTGCATCCTCGGCAGTGGCCGGGCGCGTGGTGTAGAGCTGCAGCGGTATGGCGTCGGTCGGCGCGCCGCCGTTCATCCCCATCAGCGCGTCGTAGAGCGCGCGGGCATCCATCTGCGGCGGCCTGGGCTGGTCTGGTGGTGGCGCCGGCTGCGCGCTGTCGCGCGCCAGCAGCCCCATGAACAGCCCGGTGAGGGTGGTCAGCAGCGACATGGCGACCCCCTCAATGGAAGGGTTGGGTATCCGGCGGCACGTGAACGCCGAGCCGGCGCAATTCGTCTGGGTCAAATCGCATCGGCGGCTGCTGGGCGATGCCGTTGAAGGCACGGCTCGTCGCGTCAGCGTCGTCGTCGTGCGCGCCGAGCGGGAAGTTTTCCAGCTCGGTGAACCAGCGCTCGTTCCAGCGCCCGCGCAGCACCAGGATGTTGCCGACCTCGGCCTGCGCCGAGAACGGCCCGAAGCGGGTGATCTTGTCGCCGGACTCGGGTGAGCTGACGGCGGTGTAGCCGGCCAGCAGCCGCACCAGGGCGGCAACCTGGGCCTTACCCGCCTGTCCCGGGTCCTGCGGCAGGTCGATCGTGCAGTCGAAACCGTCGGCGCTGGCGTAGTTCAGGATGCGCCGCTCGACCTCGGCGGGGGTGCCGCGAAACGCGTCGGCGTGCAGCACGATCCAGTGGCCTTCATGGGTGAAGCCGAGCTTCACGCACGTGGTCCAGTCGGGATCGGAGTAGTCTTCTTGCTCGCTGGCCGCGAGATCCCAGCCGCGCACCAGCTTGGTGCAGACCGGCATGATGTCGACCACCTTGCACCACGAGCGGTTGAAATACAGGCCAGCCGACGGCACGATCTTCCAGTTGCCGTTGAGCAGCCGCTCGCGCTCGACCGCCGGCAGCATCATCAGGTTGCCGACATAGTTCGGATCGGCCCGCGTCAGCGCCGGGTTGTCGGCCAGCTTGGCCGAGATGAACGTCAGGCTCTTGATGGTGTTCTCGTCCTGCCCGGTCGCCACCATCGCCGCGCGCTTGCTGTCGAACCACATCAGCTCGTCGGCGGCGCCGCGCACGAAATACCGCACCACGCCGGAGCGCTCGGGCAGCGGGTAGCCGGTGTCGGGATTGATCCACCACTCGATCAACTTGGCGACCCAGGACGAGGCATCCGCGTTGCAGGTCGCGCGTATATACGGACGTATACCTGAGCGGGAGCGGTTGCGGGAGAACAGATACCAGAACTGGTACTGAGTGAACGTGGTCAGCTCATCGAAGCCGATGAACGCGCACTGCGCGCCGTGCCAGTCGAGCACGGTGGTCTCGTGCTCCAGATGCGCCATCTTGACCATGCCGTATTCCGGCCAGACCCATTCAAAGCGGTGGCTGATCGGGATGGCGTCAGAGAGCGGATAGAGCTTCATCGATTCCGCCCACAGCCCGCCAGGGCGGCGCAGGTCGACGGTCGAGCGGCGGAACACCACGGCGTCGAACCCGGCGACCGTCGAGGCGTAGCGCATCGCCTCCAGCAGCAGCGCGAAGCTCTTGCCCGAGCCGGCGGCGCCGCCATAGATCACCACGTCAGCCGACGCGGCCAGGAAGGTCTCCTGCGGCCCGGGCTGCGGGCGGATGTCGAGGTCGTCATCGTCGTCCAGGGCGGCGCTCATGCCACGTCGGCCTCGCCCTCGATCACCGGCGGCTCAGGCGTCTCTGGGCGGTCCCTGCCGTTCTCCGGCACGTAGAACCGCACCTTGCGCCCCGCCGTGTCGGACGAGGGGGTGGCGAAGGCGGCGGCCTCGGCGGTGGCGTCCTTGGTGTTCAGCCGCCACTCCGGCCCGCCATGCGTCATCAGCCAGTAGCGCGCGGCGTTCATGTTGCCCTTCATCGCCTTGCGCAGCACGGATAGCCCGACGCGGGCGACCATGTGCGCCCGGCCATGGGCGATCTCGGCGGCGTAGTGCCGATCGAGCGTGCGGGTGCCGATGTCGAGCGACAGCGCGATGATGTGGAACGGCACCTGATTGGCCACCAGCATCGCGACGACCTCGCGCTGGCGCGCGGTGGGCACGTATTTCACCTTACGGCTCAGCGCCGGCCTCAGCACCACCGGTGGCGCGCCCGGCCCGTCGTCCGGTTCGTCGTCCGGTTCGTCGTCCGGCGCCAGATTTTCATCCATCGCGGCCTCATAAAATTGTCTTGACATCATCGGTCAAGAGCATTAAATGTTCCTTGCAACCCCAAGGAATATCCCCGTGACCTACCGTGACTCCCTCGACGCCCTCGCCGCCGCGCTGCCTAAGCTGGGCGCGAAGGACGCCGATTTCGCCAACTCGCTGCTGGCGCAGGCGCAGAACCACGCGACCATGCACGGCTACCCACCGCTGTCGGGCAAGCAGTGGTATTGGGTGCGGAAGCTGGCCGAGAAGGCCAACGCCACCGCGCCCGCCGCCACCAACGTGGGCGATTTCAGCGCCGTGATCGAGCTGTTCAAGACCGCCGGGGAGCACCTGAAATACCCCAAGGTCAGGCTGCAGCTTGAGGACGGCTCGCCCGTCGTGCTGTCGGTGGCCGGTCCCGCCGCGAGGCTGCCCGGCACGGTCAACCTGACCGACGGCAAGCCCTACGGCCAGAACACGTGGTTCGGCAGGGTGGACCCCGCCACCGGCGCCTGGGAGCCGTCCAGCAAGGTCGACGCCCAGACCACCACGGCGATCACCGCGCTCCTGGCGAACTTCGCCAAGGACCCCGCCAAGGTCGCCAGCCTCTACGGCCAGCTCACCGGCAACTGCTGCTTCTGCTCCAAGGAGCTGACCGACCAAAGATCCGTTACGGTCGGTTATGGACCTGTGTGCGCAAAGCACTACTCGCTGCCCTGGGGGGAGTGATCCCCCCGCCTGCCCCCAACCCCACGGAGAACCCCGATGACTGATTTCTACGTCGCCGAGTATCGCACCAACAACCGCATCAGCGGTTACGACGTGCGCCGCGTCGGCACCGGCGAATCGTTCGCGTATTTCGCAGTGTCCGACTGGGGCACCATCGCCGCCCGTGACGGCGCGGCGCGGCTGCGCGCGCTGTTGCTGACCGCCAAGCTGCCGGACGCGGACGAGACGCCGATGTTCACCCGCGACAACACCGAGGGGTTCAGCGCCGCCGAGCTGGCCGTGCTGAACGACCGCTATCACCGCGTCCTGCGGCTTGCCCTGTGCGACCTGCCGGGTGGCGCTGAGGGCACCAGCGACGACCTGCTGGCACAGATCCGCCAGGGCGTCGCCGAGACCGTCCTGGCCAACTACGTGCCCGTGGAGGAGGCGTCGTGACCGACAAGGCCGAGAAGCGGCGGCCTACCCTGGCCGATCGCTTCATCCACCGGAAGTTTTCCGACTGGGAGCGCGTCGTCCACCCGAAGACGATCGCCCAGCTCCAGCGCAGCGCGCGGGCCGCCAACCGCTTCGTGCTCACCGAGGCGGCGACCCTGCGCATCGCTCAGGTGATCGACTCGATCCCCGACCTGCTGATCCGCGAGCAGCGCTTCGCCCGCGCGCCCTACGACCTGACCTGGATCGAGTTCCCCTCGCACGTGCTGTGGAACTACATGCGCGAGCAGAACCCCGAGGCCTACGAGCACCAGGGCCGGTTCGGCGATCTCGAAAGCTCGGACCACACGATCGGCTATCTGATCGACCACGAGCGGGTCAACATCGTCGCCGGCGGCACCGTGGCGAACCCCGACAGGGCGCCCAACATCATGCCGATCCAATACCGCATGCACACCGAGTGGCGCCCCGAGGAGCGGGCCGAGTTCCGCCGGCTGACCGGCATGCGCCTGGACTGGCATGCCGACGCGTTCCTGTGCGGCAGCACCTATGACCGGCTGGCACCGTCGGAGCGCGGCGAGCTGGCTGCGCGGCACGCGGTGGATTTCCTGCCGTTCAACCCGCAGCACCGGCTGTTCGATCGCTACAGCAGCGACGGCGAGTGGCGCGACGCGGCGCGCGGCTCGATCGGCGAGCTGCGCAATATCATCGCGATCATGCTGGTGATGAACCGCCCGAGCCTGACCAAATACGTCCAGAGCAACCAGGGCGGGCGCGGTTTCCACAAGGGCAAGCTGATGCCCTATCTCAGCCACACCACGGTGACCATCGATCTCGACGCGCGCCCGACGCTGCGGCTGATCGGCACGCCGGAAGGCGAGGGGGTGCCGCGCCGGCGCCACGAGGTCGAGGGGCACTTCAAGCACGACGCGACCGCGCGCGAGTATTCGCGCATCGCCGGCTGCATCCACTCATTCCAGCCGACCCACGGGCCGAAAGACCAGTGGGCACCGTGGCCCGATCCACCGCTCGGCGTTCCCGGCGAACCCGGCGTGCCGCGCAACTGGGTGTGCTCGGACTGCGGCGGCAAGCGCTGGTGGCAGCGCGAGAGCGAGCGCGGCGACGCCTCGATCGGCTACGTCATCAAGGACGGCTACGACGTCGACGTCGGTAAATCATCTTGACATATTTGGTCAGGATGATTTATTCTCTGGCGTCAACCCCAAGGAGACCCCAATGAGTTTGCAACTGAGCCGGATCGACGTGATCAACCTCGCGCTCGCGGCGTCCTACGCGGCGAGCGGCGCCTACGTCGAGAACCGGTTGGCCGTGGCCGCCGCCGACCATGAGCTGGCGGCCAGACTGTGGGCTGAGGCCGGCTACGAGCTGAAGGCCAAGACCCACGCGTCGCTGGTCGAGGCGGTGACCGCCGAGATGATCGAGGCGGCGGAAAGCGACGAGGAGGTGGCGTGATGTGCAAGATAATCGCGGGGGCCGCGCTGGCGGTTATGCTGTTCAGCGCCGCCGCGCAAGCGAATCAATACGACGACATTTACCTGGAGCAGGCGAACGCGGAAATAGAGAACGCAACCAAGGAGGCGATTTCCGAGACTGCGCTTGCCATGTTTGCTGAACACTGCCGCGTCATCACCGAAAAACAACTTTTTCGGGTAATCGACTCGGCCTCTGGCGACCTGCTCCATTTTTGGCGTGGGCGGCGAAGCTACGCGGCATGGCACGGTCTTCCTCTGCTACCGATGCCGAAATACGTGAACAAAGAACTGCTGTGGAGCGCTGGTCTGGATATGTATGGCGACATTAAAAATAGAGACGACTGCGCCTTCTTCAGCCGAGAGCACCAGATCGTTTACGAGTTGCTGCAGCGAGCGGGTCCCCGGCGATTGGTCCCCTGGAAGCAATAACCCGAGGGGGCGCGCGAGCGCCCCCTTTGCTATATACGGTGCCCTAAAACGATTCTGCGAGGACACCGTGCCGCAAAGCAACGCGATCGGAATGACCCCAACTCGCTATCGCGAGGCGCTCACCATCATGAGCATCTCGCAGCGCCAGCTCTCCCAGATCCTGCACTGCAACGTGCGGCTGACCTGCCACTGGGGCCTGGGCAAGGCCGCCGTGCCGGCGAAGATCGCCGCGTGGCTGGAGCAGTGCATCGAGCTGCGCAAGAAGTATCCCTGGCCGACGCCGCCGCGCGACTGGCGCCAGCGCGATCCGCGCTTCACCCGCAAGCGCCACCGCGAGCGCGCCGAGGCCGAGGCGCAGGCCAACCTGCTCGGCCAGGGCGCCGCTGCGGGAGCGCGCCCGAAGGCCAGGACGCGTGCTCAGACGCGCGACGCCTCCGCCAGCCGATGACCCTGATTGTCTTCCTCCAACGCCTTGACCAGCACCAGCGTGCGATACGTCGGCGGCAGATCGCGCACCGCGAGGCGCACCTGACGCAGCGCCAGCTCGGCACTGTCGGCGCGTTTACGCGCGGCGCGGCGCTCGCGCTCGGCGAGAAGCTCATCATTCTGCATGGTGCTGTTCCCCACAGGGGCAACGGCGCTATGCGCGCCATGATGGCAAAAGTATTGCCACGGTGGATTGTGCTTTGGCAAGCACATCCACCACCACCGGTAGGGTGCGCCAAGCCGCGAAAGATCCTCAGACCGCAGGATTTTTTCTATCGTGCATTGCAACGGTGATACGTTTTATGTATATTGCACAGCACGCAAACACGGCAAACAGGGAGCAGAACCATGCCGTTCGACACCGCAATACTCGGCGAGGATTTCACGCCGATGAACCACCGCACCGTGCAGCCGATCGGCGCCAAGGCGCTGAAGATCTTCAATGAGCGCGGCGAAGAGATCGTCGGCTACCATCAGATCGTGCGCGGCGACAACGATGAAACGATCCGCGTGGCACCGGCGACTTACACGCTGGTGCAGAATGAAGAGGCGGTCGAGAAGATCGAGGAGGCGCTGAAGAAGAGCCGGCTCGACCTGACCGACGCGCGCTTCGGCTGCGACTACAGCCAGGACGGTGCCAGGATGTTCGCGCAGTGGCTGCTGCCGGCGCACACCGCGTTCATCCGCCCCGGTGTCGAGGCCTCGCTCAGGGTGATCCTGCTGAACAGCTACGACGCCACCACGGCGTTGCAGGGGCGTATCGGCTCGTTCAACTGGGCCTGCGCCAATCAGGCGGTGTCGGGCAAAGAGTTCTCCAGCTTTCGTTTCACCCACAAGGGCGAGATCGACTTGGGCACCGCGATCGGCAGGCTGACCCTGGCGGCGGAGGAACACGTCGAGGCGGTGCAGCGGCTGGAGCGCTGGCCGGCGATCCCGCTGTCGGACCAGCAGGCGCGCCGCATCATCGCCTCGCTGCCCAAGGCCACCGAGGCGCTGGTCGACAGCCTCGTCCACGCTTGGCTCAAAGCCCGCGACGAGGACCCGCTGCAGGGCGGGCCGAACCTGTTCTGTCTGTGGAACGTGCTCACCGCGTGGTCATCCAAGGAGCGCACGGGCGACAACGTCGCGGTGCGCAACTGGGACCGCCAGACCAAGGTCGCGGCGCTGGTGGAGAGCAAGCTGTGGCAGGACATCGAGGCAACCGGCTGAAATGAATAGCCGGTCGAGGGAGATCTGCTCCCTCGACCG